CATAGCTTCGAACCCTCTCATTACAGAACCCTCAGCTTTCCACTCATCTTTACTTGTAGATTCAGGTAGAATACAGTCGATATAATCTAACATAATCAAATCAATTTTGTTACCATCAGCAATTATTTTTCTTACCTGGTTTTTGATTTGATTCATAGTCATAGTATCAGACGCTAACTTCTTAAGAACCAACTTGTTTTGCATGGTCTCTTGAATTTCGGTAATCTTTGACATCACCTCATCTTTGTTTTTCACTAAGTTATCAGGTTCAATACCTGTCCAAAGTGTGAAGTGTTTTCTTTGAATAATTTTAGGGTTGTCTTCAAAGAAGATTTGAAGAACATTGTACCCCAAGTTAAATGCCGTGTTTGCAATTTTGGTTAAAATGGTTGTCTTACCAACACCTGTTGGTGCGAGTATTACACCAATCTCACCCCTAGCCAAACCACCCTTAAGTAATCTATCAATTCCCGGAATTCCCATTGGGATTGGGTGGCGATAATCCTCATCCAATACTGTATCCAAGTTATCAAAAATATCTGTTTGTCCCTTGTCGATTTCGCCGACTTGTAACGCATTTCTCACTAACCCTTCAACCTTATCGTAAGACTCAAAATCACCTTCTGTAATAATTTTCTGAGCTTTATCCATCGCCTTCTGAAGTTCTTGTTGTTTACAGAACTTTAAAGCTTTCTCTTGAACAAATGTCGTTCCTTCAAAAGGAGCATCTTTTACCTGTTTTAAGGTATCCAAGACCACTTTTGCTACGATTTCTTGTGTAATTTCTGATTTAACAATTTGGTCAAGAGTTTCGAAATTAGGTGTTGATTCGTACTTTACGTAGTATTCTTTTATCATCTGTAAGATGATTTTGAAGTACTTGTTGTCAAAGTACGACGACTCAATCACGTCCATAATTGACGATGAAAAGTCCTTGTCAACCACTATTTGATTTAGTAGTTGGATTTGAAATGTATTACCTAAATAATCGAAATTTTTGTTCATATTTTAATTTAAAATTGTCCCTTGTATTATTAAATAGTTACTTACTTAGGTCAAATTCCAAATATTCGTAAGTTAATTTGTGATTTGAAAAAATGTCAGTTAGGTCACGAAGAACCTCTTTTAAAAGTGGTCTTGCGTCAACGGTATAACGAACTTTTGGTGGAAAAAGTTTTCCATCAAAAACTCTATGACAAATTGTCTGTTCACCAACTTTAACATAAATGTTAAAAACTTCAGGTCCATCTGTGTAAGATGTATTCATAATTGATGGGTCATGCTCAATAGCATCTTTGTTATCCATCATGTAAATTACGGCCTTCATTTTTAACGTGTAAATCAATTCATCTCTTAAACTTAAAATGAAGTTATACAACTCCACCGAGTTTTTCGCTTTAGGGTTATACCCTCTAACGTTAAAGAATCTTTGAACTACAATGTTGTCATTCAATGTTAAAAGGAATTCCATTTTTGTACTGTCTTGCTCTTTCATGCGATTTTAATTTTTGTTTGTGTTACGTTTTTCTTTTCTTGTTAATTTCATAAATGGTTTGAGGAAATCTACCCAAGCCTCATCATTCTTAGGTAGGTATTTAAAAAGACCGTCCGCCATCATCATTCTCATTAGGTTTTTATATCCTCTATCTGTAGGGTCAATTGTGTCGGTAATAATTTGTTTAACCAATTCTTTAGCATCATCTGTGATTAGTGGATTAGTTAAATCGACAATTTTTTTGTTTGTAGTGTAAAACTCTTCACCAAAGATACCATTTTTACTTCGACCTGTCAAAATATTTTCTAAAACTTTTGATTTCTTTGTTTGTAGTAAATTTCCAGCATTAACCCGTATTTCATCGATAGTGCATGGTTTAACCTGCATATCGGGGAATAATTTAACTAAAGTTTTTTCACCTAATCCTTCAATACCTTTAATGTTGTCTGAAGTATCACCCGCAAAAATCTTACAGGTTGAAACATTATAGTGAGGTATCTTAACTTTGTTAATGGTTATCATATCCCCTTGTTTAAAGTACTCTTTAAGGTTTGGCGAGTAAATGGACACCTTATCGGTAATAAGTTGTGTGAGGTCTTTATCTGAAGAAAAAATAGTAATCTCTTCATTAGTTGCTACCTGACAATAATAAGCAATGAGGTCATCCGCTTCATTATTGTTCATCTCGACTTGTCTTACAAAGACTTCCTCAAGATATTCTTTAATTCGGGAATTTTGAGTTAGATATGATTCATATTTAAATTCATTCATATCATTTTTTCGATTTCCTTTATAATCAGGATAGAGTTCTTTCCGAGCGGACGAACTATTCTCAGTATCCCAAAAAACAACTACCTTATCGTAGTTATGCTCCTCGAGGAATTTTCTAATGGTATTAATAAAGTGGTAAATTGCCCCTAAGTGACTTCCGTCACTATAGAGGTCTTTTACTCCGTGAAATCCAATTTTCATTAAATTGGACCCGTCAACTAATAGTGTCTTAATCACTGTTGTGATTTAAAGGGTGAAACAATAATACTAATCTTCTTTTTCTTCTTTCAGGTCGAAATCACCATCAGTTCCGATGATGTCCTTCCAATAGTCCGCGTATTCTTTTTTGTATTTTTCCAATGAAATTTTTTCTTCACTAGCTTCTTTACCTGCAATGAATCCGTGTGGTGTAACAATAATCTTTCCATCGTCGTAACCCAATCCATTGATGTGGTTCTTCATTACAGAAACTTTTGTTCTTGATGCGAACTTAATAGTTCTCTTATCTTTTGTTGCAGTAATTTTAGTTGTACCAGCACCTTTTTGGTTTCCGAATAAAAATACCAATGATGAGTTCAACCAAATGGCCTCTCCACCTTTAGCTTTAATCTTTGGTTGTCCAAATGGATTGTCAGGTAGTTCAACCCATGGTTGATTAACAATCACCAACGTGTTTTCGTATTTAGAATCCGACTTACGTGACCCTGAAATTCTTTGGTTAATACCCATACCAATCTTGTCGGCTAAAGTACTTGCATTATGTTGTTTACCTCCCTTACCTTCAAAGGTCATTTTACAAGGAACAGAACCAACTGAATCCCATAAAAATAATAAACTATAATCTAAATTACCTTTCTCTTGTTCATCTAACAAGTTGTTGATGTAGTCGGTGATTTGTTCGATGTAGTTGAAGTTATTGTTGAAGATGTAGAAACCATCCCAATCTAACTCACCCGTTTCTTCATCAACTACTTCCTCACAATCAAATCCCATCAATTTGGCGTGTTCGAATGACCATTTTTGTTCTGTGATAATAAACACAGGAAGGATACCTTTCTTTTGAGCATCAACCGCAGTCTTTACAAGTGCAGTTGTCTTACCTGTATCTGAGTGACCAAGTAACATATTCAAGTGCCCAATAGCAGGACCTGGTAAACCAACCGCATCCAAAAAATCAGGACCTAAGTCAAAAAATCTTTGAGGTTTATATTTTGCTGATGTTGAGAATTTTTCTTTAATGGATTTAAAGTCGTTTTTCTTAATTGCCATTTTCTATTCTTTTAAGGTTTGGTAATTTGTTTGTTTTATTTCGATTATAGAAAGTATTATCTTCCTCATAAAGAGTTCCGATTTCTTCTTCGTGGAAAGTAATTAATCTAAGATTAAGTTGTCCGTCACCAGTTTCTTCTTTTAACATCCCAAACAAAACAGTGTCACCGATTTGTTTACTTCTACCTGAGAAGTAACCTTTGTCTTTTAGTTGACTTAAAATCTCATAAGATAACATCTTATTATCTCTTACTTGTAAGTCAATTTCTTCTTTAAACGTCATGTGATAAAAATTAAAGGGTGGGGAATCCCACCCTTGTTATAAATTAGAACGGTAAGTCTCCGTCTGGTTCGTCATTTGCTTGTGGGTCCGCAGCTACAGCTGGTTTACCACTCTTAGATGCTCCACCACCGAATGATTCGGTTTCAACTGTAGAGTTCTCATAAACATATCCACCCTTTTCAGTACTCCATTTTGGAGTCTCTCCACGAGCAATTGCTTCAAGATAGTCTACAGGTTTTTTAGAATAAACATCTAACCAACTTAACTCATCATTAACCCAAGCGGTCGCTTGTGCTGCATCTGTGTGAACAGGTGCTGGGTCGTCATACATAATCGTAGATACGGTTGTGTATTCCTTACCTGCAGGTGTTTTAGATTTTGCCAATTCTATGATTAAATCACGACCTTTTTCAGAGTCAGTGATATCACCTTTGTTTCTCCAAATTGGGATGATTTTATCTAAAATACCATCATTCTTGTAATTGTGTTTAAATCTCCAAAATTTCACACCGTCTTCCTCGTGGTCACGGTCGATAACTTTAACGATATAAAATTTACGAGAACGGTATTGAGC